CCTCCATCTCATCTTAAACTAACTCATCTCAAACGTCGGAGGACTTTCTATGAACTTTTCAAAATTAGACGTAGCATTAATATTGCTACTTATCTTCCTTTGGCAAGTCATTGATCGTCTTTCTTACGTTGGGGGTGGCGTTAATTTTCGATTTTGATGGGGTTGCCTTCTGTAACGTCAACGTTCAACAGAGGTATTACCATGAACAGATTCCGATTCCATTCAGAACTTAGCCCGAATAACACGGTGAATTATGAGAGTTATACGAAAGCCACGTGCGCTGGAACAGCGTCGTGGGCTCCGTACTACACTTCTACTTCTCCTGATACTCGGACGGGAACTTATAGGAATATGGATGATGTTACTGGTAACGCTCCGCGTCGTAACTTAGGTGTTGGAGGCTTTCGTTTTAACGATATGTCCTCTTCATACCAAAGTATCGATGCCGGCACTGGTACTGACTGGCTCATAAAGGGCACAGCCAACCAATGTACTGGACCTGATACATATCAGTTCCAGTATCGTCGAACTAACTCCTCGCTCACGCTTGGACGTCAGTTGAGCGGCTTCAAGCATTCAATCGATCCTAACGGTCGGTTAATCTTGAACAACCCCGCAAGTGGTCAGCTTGCTGACTATCTGCGGTCGTTGACCTCGACCCGTGTGTGGAGTAACCGTGCTAGAGGAGGGTCACAAACCAACCTCTATGAGGCTCTCTTTGAAGTCGATAAGACTTTAAAGCTAGCTCACGAGTATTTGACGATTGCGCGTAATATCGCATCGTCCGCTCGTCGCAATAACCCTGCTGCTTTCGCAAAAGGTGTTAGCTCCGCGTATCTCATGACTCGTTATGGCTTCATGCCTACGGTCAGTGATACATTTCACACGTTAGAAGCGTTGAAAGCCTTAGTGGGCAATGTTCTGGAAACCACCCGCGCCCGTGAATCTTCGATAGACGTTACGTCTAGCGTTAAGACCATTGGCGAGGCTGGCACCTGGAACCATAGTACACGCACTCTCACAACAACAACTGTGAGTGTTGGTGCTATGTCGCTCGACCAGTATGAGAAAACCTTTAGTGATAACCTCGGCCTTGGTTACAAGAATTTTGTAACTGTTAGCTGGGAGCTTATCCCTTTGAGTTTTGTCGCTGACTGGTTCGGCAATGTGGGAGACTTTATTGGGTCTCTCGTACCCGACTTCGGCTTTACACAAATCGGAAGTTGTACGTCGGTAAGGACAGAGGTGAAAGATGAATTTTTGATCACGAGCTCTGCTCTGGTCAATCCTTCTTCCTACACTGTTACTGTTCCTCCTTCTGGGTCTTGCACCCAGACGGTTCGTACATACCAACGATTTCACGGCTTATCCTGCCCCAAGATCCTTGTTAAGCCTGATTTCAGGCTTACCAATCTTACTAGGGCTTTGGACGCCGCATCACTTCTAGTCCAGCGATTGGTCTAGATTTTCACCTGTTCAGAAACAAACGAAGGAAACCTTCATCATGTCCCTTACCGTCAATGCCAAAACCTTCAATGCTGACTCCTTCGGCGTAAATGCCGTCGGTTATATCGGCGTTTTGAAAACCGTCACTGTCAAGGACGATCTGTCCCTGAAGCGTACGGCTCCGAAACCCACCGATGTTTTCAGCGGAGTTGGTCGGACTACGGCCAAGCTGACACGTACGCTGACTCTCACTGGTGCTAAGACTACCCTGTCTGATGCACTTTGTGAGATCAACGTTTCCGTGCCTGTTGGTTATGCCGGCGCTGACGTGGATGCCCTCCTGAACGATATGGGCAGCTTCTTGGCTAGTGCGTCCTTTAAGACGCACGTCAAGAGCCAGCAAATCTCGTTCTAACACTAGTGTTAGACGATCTTTTTGCCTGGCTTGAATGGCTCTTACGAGCCATCGAGCTGTTCCTAAGCATGCCGTAATGGCTTCTTTTGTATCGGAGAATTTCGCAATGAAACGCTCACTCAGGATGGACCTACGTTCATTCAACAGACAAACTAAGGAACACGCGCACGATATCCATCGTGAAGCGCTCCTTTTGTTATGCGGTGACTATAGTAACGCACCATTCGTACCGGAGCTCAGATCTAAAATAATTGCTTGCAATTACTTCGATGAGAGCTCCGTTATCGATTTGATACGTTACGCTGATTCTTTAGTTGAGACAGTGTATCCCAACGCTGCGCTGCATTTCGCAGCGAATCAGTTTGCCGCACTTATCCGCAAGTATCCTTTCCCTGTTAAGACCCTCACGGGCCTTGCAGAAGAGGCTGCTTGGAAGAAATTTCAAGACACTGAAGCCAAATGCTCCAGCATGAATGAAATTTTCTCCAGTGAGACATCGGTTTATGAGGCCGGTGTTTCTAGCGATGTATTGATGCGTATGCGTTCGTTCATAGAATTCGTTCTAGGAACTACGCTTACCATTAATGACATTTGGGATAAGTGTGACTTCGGTCCCGGTGCTTCTGTTGGCCTCAGCGGTAGTGCAACTAACAAGAAGCGAAAGCTTCTATCAAGTTGGTCCGTTAGTCCTTCGGCACTCGATTACGCTCGATGCACGCTAAAATCACATTCCCAGTTTTTGGAGTTACTCCTCAAGCCGGATGATGCGATTTGCGACGATTATTTGAACACCTTTAACACGGAGTTCTATAAACGTATCGACGTAGTTGACTACAACAAGCTTACATTCGTGCCTAAAACGACGATGGTTTCCAGATCCATCGCTGTTGAGCCTGTCCTTAACAGTTACCTTCAGAAAGGTGTTGACGAGCTGATGCGTGCCCGCTTGCGGGCTCGCGTTCGACTCGATCTAGCCGATCAAGAGAGTAACTGCAAAATGGCCCTTATTGGGTCATTTGATAAGGAGGATGCATTCTGCACTATAGATTTATCAAGTGCTAGTGATAGCATTTCGATAAACTTGGTACGGAATCTCCTTCCCCCCGATTGGTTCTATCTTCTCGATAGAATCAGATCAAAGTCGTACATGTACAAAGGGAACACTTATGTGTACTCGAAGTTCTGTTCGATGGGGAACGGCTTTTGTTTTCCTTTACAGACTCTGCTCTTTGCCGCTGCATGCCATGCAGTCGGCGCTGGCGAGCCCAATGTCGATTACCGTGTATACGGCGACGACATTATCGTTCGCAAGCGAGTATTTGAAGACGTTATTGCGCTTCTTGCGCAACTCGGCTTCAAAACGAATAGTTCCAAGACTTTTGGTCAAGGTCCTTTTCGTGAGTCCTGTGGTAAGGATTACTACAACGGAGCTGACGTACGCCCTGTAATTTTGGACTACGCTTTGGATAATATCCAAGCATTGTTCAAATTCCATAACTCCTTCTATCGCAGTATAACTTGTTTACACTGCGGCACGCGAATTCAGGATTTGTTACTGAATCGCGTCCCGATTCGCTTCCGTCTCGTAGCACCGGACTATTCCGATGTTACGGACCAAGCTTTCAGGGTTGGACGTTATACTCACCACTTTCTTGCATCCAAATTCACACGCTACGACCAAAAGTTGTGGTGTATGAGTTGGATGCAGTTGGCGGTGAGCCCTGTTCCCGACCATAATACTTATGGTCGTGACCAGAGGGAGGTAGGCATTGCCTACCTCTACGGGGCACTTTCCGGTTCTCAGAGCCGGAATACGTTTGTCCACCGACGTAAGTCGGTCACGAACATACGCAAGGTTGCGTATGGGGGTTCAAGTTCAACTTGGACCCCTCCTGCTAGGTTACGGTAACCTGGCAGGGTCCCGGTGTCTCACGACGCTGGGTTAGGAGATTCATTGAATCACCAGAGGGAGTATGCAG